CTTGAGCGTGCTATCAGACAAAAGATCGGCGCCGGTCAGTTGCCAATGGAGGCCACTAGAACCGCACAAGATCGAGCAGTTGCACAAAATCCAGCCTTGGCGATGGCTGAAAGATTGCGAGCTATCAGATGAATGAAAAACAAATCTCTTTGGCAAAACAAAGATTGATGAATAGACGCTTTGGCGCTTATCTCAATGCTCCTAAAAAATATGAGGGAATTGATTTTACTCCACCTCAAGGGGTAAGAGACGCAGCGATCAGGGCACTAAAGAAACGGGCTGAGCAACCACCTTCAAAGCGTGGCATGACGGCGGTGGGTATTGCTCGAGCAAGAGATTTATCAAATGGAGTCAGCCTATCACCAGAGACCATTAAAAGAATGGTGGCCTATTTTACAAGACACGAAGTCGACAAACAAGGCTCCACTTGGGAAGAGTATGGCAAGGGAAGGCAGGCTTGGGATGGTTGGGGAGGTGATGCAGGTTTCACTTGGTCAAAGAAGATTTTAGCACAAATGGAGAGAGCCGATGCGAAAGAGAAAGCATTGTCAGAGACTTCCATGCAGGCCGCCAATCGTACTGACTTTAAGACATTTAGAGAAAGAATCCGGTTGGGGGAAGTTGCTTTATATCCAGGACAAGACATTAAAGTGCTTTCTTTGGGTAAGGTCAACAGCCGGATCAACGGCGAGACTATTCAAGAAATTTCAATTGATATCTTGCAAGAGATGGTAAGAGTTTTTAAAGATAGAAAAGAGACTGATCCGGTCATCATTGACTGGAATCATCAATCATCTCCCTTTATGAATAACGGACCAACGGCGCCAGCTCAATCCATGGCGTATGGTGAGATTGCAGATGTGTATATCAAAGAAGATGCACTTTTTGTAAAGCCACTATATACTCAAGCTGGTCTTGATCTAGTGAAGGCCAGTGAAGGCGTTTTATATCCATCACCAGAATTCTTAGTTGGTGAAGTCTTTGCAAGAGAAGGCGATCCGAAGCCGATTGGTTTTGCTCAACTTCAAGCTGTGACTTTGACCGCTAGACCAGCACAATCTAAAAATAAAATCAGTCGTGTTTTACTCATGGAGAACATAATGAATCCAGACGAATTAAAAGCTATGACAGTTGATCAACTGGCCACTTTGGTGCTAGAAAAAGATCAACTCGTCAAGCAGTTAGAAGCTCAAATTGAAGGCTTAAAATCTGAAAATGATCAGCTTTCAGCGCCAGAAGATGATGCCAGTATGGCAGACGGTCAAAAGGTGGAGATCGAGCTTGAAGGTGAAAACCTAGACAAGAAAAAGATGATGGAAGATGAGAAGAAGATGTCAGAAGCCGCCGCTTTGTCTGAGATGGCAAGCGCTAAGCTGATGAACGAATTGAATGCTCAAGTTACTTCCTTATCTGAGCAAGTGAAGGCTTTGACCGCTCAAAAACATCAAGCAGAAAGAAAGCTTGTTGTTGACGGTCTTCTCAACACTGGCAAGATCGCACCTAGTGAGATTTCAGCAGTTGAATCAGCCTATGATATCAAAGATAAATTCCCCGCTATCTGGCAATCCTTCAGCGAAAGAAAGGCAAATCAAGCCGTCAATCTTTCTGAAAAAGGACACGCCAGCACTGCGCAAGAAATCAGCTTTATTGATCAAGTAAATGAAATCAAGAAGGCCAAAGGGATCACATTTTCAGAGGCTTTAAATGTGATGAGAACCGAACAACCAGACGCTTACATCAAGCATTTCAAAGGATAAAATCATGAGTCTTAATAATCATGCTATCTATAAAACATTCATTGCATCTGCATCCGTCACTGCCTTGACTCTTGTCAAACTCGATAGCGCTGGCAAAGTTACACCTTGCACCGCTGCCACTGATATCCCCGTTGGCGTTGCTCAACTCACTGGCGCAAGTGGTGATGCAATCAATGTGTGCATCAGCGGTGTTTCTCGTGTCGTTGCTGGTGGCACAATCACCGCCGGCACTGACTTTTTTGTGATGCCTGGTCTTGCTGGCAAAGTTTATGCTTATGACGGCTCAGCCGGTAGCACTCAAATTATCGCAGGCCGTTTCTTGCCAAATGTTGCAAACACCGCAGCAAGTGCCAATGAAGAAATCGAAATCCTTGTCAATGTATCTTTAGGAGTCTAATAAATGGCAAATCCATCTTATAGCAATATCCATCCAGTCAATGAAATCCTTCGCAGTCTTGCCATTGAAGCAATTCCCAGCGATAGCCAGCTGATTGCTGATCAAGTGATTGAAGCTGTTGACATCAAAGCAATCGGACCAACTGGCACTCTTCTTATTGAAGAGACTCGCAACTTTATGGGATCCCCCGACGTTGATGCTCAGCGTGCACCTGGTGCCAGCCGTCAAAGAATTGGCAATTTTGACCGTTCAAGCACAACATTCTCCGCTAAAGTATATTCTTTGGCTGATGAAATCGCACTTGAAGATATCAAATACTCTCAATATCCAGGCAGTGAAGAACAAAGATCTTTTAAAAAAGTGCAAAGATCTATGTTGTTAAATCGTGAAAGCCGTTTAGCAAATCTCTTGTTTGGCGCTAGCAATTGGGGATCTTATACCTCTGCTTTATCCGCTTTAGCAAGTGGCTCAAATGGGACACAATGGAATCAAGCTGGCGCTGAACCTTTAACAGATCTTCACGCCTTGATTGATGTTATTCGTGCAAATTCTCATGGTATCTTGCCAGATACTTTAGTACTTGGTTATGGTGCTTTAAGAGCATTATCTCGCAATGCTGAAGTGCGTGGATTTTTCACCGCTGGCTCTACTCCTTCCGGTACTGCTGCTGGCAATCGTTTGATGAAAGATGATATGGTCATTTCCGTTCTCAAAGAAGTTTTAGGCATTCCAAACGTACATGTTGGAAGTGCTAGAAAAGAAACTGCAAACGCCGGCTTATCTTCTTCTGAAGCTCAAGTTTGGACAGACGACAGCGTTTTCATGGGTATCATGAAAGGCAGTGATGCAATTGCCAACAAGAACGGCGTCAAGGTCATGCCAGTAGCTGCCTTGAATTTTGTTTATGAAGGCTTTTCAACTTCTGCATTTGATGATCTCGAACAAACAAAGCGCACCGTCTGGATGGAACACGCACATCAAGACAAGATCATTGCTCAAAATTATGGTTTCTTGCTCACTGATTGCTTAGCCTAAGTTTGATTAAATTCCTATGTATTGTCCTCATTGCTTTAGTCTTTTCAATAGTGTGGCTCACCTAGCAGAGGCGGGAGATGCAGATAAACAAGCAATAGAGGACCTTAGGAAACAATGGATTGATGAACGCAATCCACAAATGAAACTTCTTCTTAAAATGAGATTGGATGTCCTTGTTAAAGAGGTTAATTCAGCTAAGACTTTTGAAGGAGAAATGAAGAAAGCGACAAATCGATTATATCGAGCAATCGCTGAAATGATCCAGCAAGGTCAAGGCCAAATGCTGGTTAGCATGTCACCGGATGAGCTTAAATCATTTTTAATCACCAGTGGCATGGGAGACGCTTTGACATATTTTGAGCGGTCTCAAGTGGATATAGTGGAGATGATCAATAAGGCAACAATTGAAATTGATCCGGAATTTAGATCAGCTCCGCCGGCTATCGTGCAGGCAATAGCGCAACAAACTTCATCACAAGTTTTTGACGCTCAAATCTTGCCTTCTCTTAGTAGTGCAATTCGCAACATGGCAACAACTGCAATCATCGTGGGAAGCTCAAAGCCAGTGCTTGATCAGATGAGAGTGGCGTTTGATAAATCAGTTGGTATAGGCACAACTCAAGCCAGAACGAAGATCGCCGAATTTGGCCGGTCAATCAATGCTTTAAATGCTGATGAAGCAGGCTTAGAGAATTTTATTTATGTAGGACCTAAAGACGGCATCACTAGACCATTTTGTCGCAAACTTGTTGGAAAAGTGCTATCCAAAAAGCAGATCATCAAGCTTGACAACGGCCAACCTTCAAGTGGTCCGCCACTGACATCCGGCGGCGGTTATAATTGCCGTCACTCTTGGGCACCAGTGAGCAAGGGATTTCTAAAGGTCAATAATTTAACGGTGGTTTCAGATAGCGAGATAAAGGATATAACAACATGAGAAAAGCACAACAAGGCAAAAATCACAATTTCATTTGGCAGTCTCCAGCTCCATTAAGTGGCACTCCATCAATTGCATTCTATCTTGAAGGTGGATCAGTTGGCGGCGCTATGACTCAAGGCCGATCTGATCTAGTGGCTACTGATTTGGATAGAGATAGACGAG